ATTAATCAAATGAGAAAATCCGAGTAAATCAATTGATTCATCTCCTGTAATTCTCTTATAAAAGATAAAAAATGCTTGTATAGTTGCAAAGAAATCGTCAGTGACCTCATTGTTACTCAATTCCAATTTAGGAATGCATTCACTTCTCTTTCCTCTGGCTCTCTGTACACATCCTGCAAAGCACTTAAGAAATATAAAATTTTGTTTTTGTGTTTATCCATTCTACACACCCTCGCTTTCTGCATCGTTAATTGGCATATCCAATGTGACCGCAACATCTCTGATAAACTCTTCCGGAATATAGATTCCTGCCTGTACGCATATCGCATACTGCACCTTTGCAATACTTGTAATATCAGAACCTTGCTTTTCCATTGTCTTTGTCAGAACCTTAAGCAAATTAGCCACGCCACCATGTGACTGTGGAGTTTTCCTTGCTGATAAACTCCGAATCTCTTGAATATCAGTTTTCATATTCTCCATGAATTTATTTCTCCTATTGTCGAACCATTTTTCAAACGCATTCCACAGTTCTAAGAAACAGTCCGTTTTAAGTATTGCATCCTCGATGTTAGTGTATCTTTCCGAAAGAAACAGGCTTATTATCTGCCTTGCGTGCTTTTCAAAATATAATTCACAACTAGCTTTCAAAAAGTACCGATACCCGAAACCGCATCTGCCATTAAACCAAGAAAATGAGTACCATGTGTTACCTTGAAAATACGTGTCGTATTTCGTGTCCCACTTGGTAAACATGGGGGATTCTCCCTTTCTATGCACCAATCGCATAACACATTTCTTATGGAATACTTCTTCACACATAGCTTTGAATGTTCCCATGCAAAACCTTTCATTCCCAAGGTCAAGCGGCTCTCCTGCTTTCATGTATTTGTCAATGATTTCGATTGCCTTTGCATTTATTGGATAGTCCATATCACATAGCTTCCACTTTCAACTGCTTATCCTCGGAAACACTCAAAAGAATTAACTGCGCATCCATATCCGGCACATTGAACTCATTCAACGATTCGGCGTTATCTACGAAAATCGGCACGCTCACACCGTACAATTCGCTTAACGAGCGGATAATATCAAGTCCGGCTACGATTCTGTGACCGCTATTCAAAGTTGAATACGGTACGCCATTTACGGTACACTCACAGCAATCTTTCATGCCGCCATTTAACTGCATTTCAAAGAGTTTGAAATTTACGGTCTTGAAATGGCTGTTGATGGATTCTGAAACCTTATCCAGCTTGAAACGAATGAACTCTTCCAAGAGATAAAGCATCTGTTCCTGATCGGCAACTTTCTGCCCGATTTCTTTCTGCTCGTCACGAAGCGTTTCGATACGATCATCAATCGCCACATTGTTAGCCGCCTGCGCGATAACCTTGTTCACCTCTTCAAGCTGACTCTGCAGATCGGCTTTCTCGGCTTTTAAATCAGTAACAACCTTGTCTGCGCCCTCGGATTCAACCTTTGCAATATCAGCAAGAATCTTGTCATGCTCTGTTTTCAGCTTCACATACTCTTCATTCTGCGAATAATCAGCTTCTGCCGGGATCTCGGATAACTGCTTTGCATAATCATTCTGCTTTGCAAGTGCCTTGGATTCCTGCTCTTTGAGTGCCACAATGTCTTCCTGCAACTTGGCGTTTTCCTTTGTCAATCGCTCAATATCAGCCTTGCAAGCGTTGCCCTTGTCAATCAGACCTTTAAGTTTTGCGCCCTTTGCATCATCAAATGCTTTGCGTGCATCCTCTAACTGCTTGGTGGCACGTGCCTTGGCATCTGCCTTTTTCTGCTCAAAATCAGCCTTAAGAGACTCAATCTTATCCTGCGGCAACTTCTGACCACATAAGGAACAAACCGTTGTAGATTCATCAAATTTCCACTTGGATTCGTCAAAGAGATATGGCATTTCATCAAATGCCTTGGAAAATTCTGCATTGTATTCAACACCAAGATTTTTCCGCTCTGCATCTGTATCGGAAATTGTCTTCTCATTTGCCTTGATCTGATTTTCCGCAGACTGAATCTGATTATGTAAGTCATTGAACTCTCGTGTTGCATCATCCTTGGCACTGTCAAGACCTCTACGTTTTGCGGAAAGTTCGTCATTCATGACCTGCATAATGCCGGACATATCAAATTGCAACTGCATTTCCTTGCTTCTCAAATCGCCTAACGTGCTACCGGCATTCTCCATTTTCTTGTCACATTCAGCGATTCTTATTACCAGATCTACCTTTGCAAGTTCCTGCTCTGCCACGTCAACATCAACCTTGGATTTCTCGGCTTCATCAATACGTACCGGAATCTCTGACTGTTTCTTTTTCCACTCTGTAAGAGCTTTCTGAAATTTTGCACGAATATCATCCGTGGACGGTGCTTTCTCCAACTCGCCGAGTAATTGGGCATACTTAGCATCTGTCTGCGCCAGTTCAACATCCGATACATCCGTTACAAGGCGCATCAGAATATCCCGCTGCTCTTTCCATTTCATGGAAGAGAAATACTGCGGATTGGCCAGCATCTTGAACATATCCTCGCTCTGTGCCAGACTGGAAATATATTCTTTGAAATCAGCTTCACTTTTTGGATAACCGTCAATCTCAAATGAATTGACATTTCCCTGCAATGCAACAGTATCAGTACCACGTTTCTTAACCCAATTCTGCTTCTGAACCTTTGAAAGTTCCACTTCTTTCCCATCAACGTCAATAACTCCCACAACCTTAATTTCTACATTATCAATGCGGTTTCCGTCCTTATCTAATGGTCGAACATTAAACTTTTCCTCTCCGGCACTGTTTTTATTGAAAAGCAGCCATGTAAACGCATCGAAGATTGTTGTCTTTCCTGCGGCGTTCTGTCCTTTAATACTTGTCTTATTAGAGAAATTCACATCAAGGCTCTTAATTCCCTTGAAATTCTCCATATGTAATGATCTAATTTTCAGTTTCATTTTCCTTCTCCTTCCACTCTTTATATTTTTTAAGTGCCTCTTCAAAGCATGCTTCATCGTCAATATATCCAAGAGCTGACTCTATAATTTTTGAATTAATAGTTGTTCCCTTTTTCCCCATCAGCTCAATGTCTCTTTGGTGCTCATTTGCAATAATGGCACATGCTGTATGAACTTTCGTCCTGCATGCAACCAGATCTGCATATTCTTCAACGGAAATTGTAACGGTATTTTCTGCCATCTTAATTTTCCTCCTCTAATACATTGATTTTGCTTACAGACACCTCGTATGCTGTTCTCTGTTCTTCTGTTCCATCTTCATATTTCTTAATATATCCGCGGCTCTGAATGCGTCCATTGATCTCAATATGAGTTCCTACTTCCAACTGACCAACAAATCTTGCATTTCTACCCCAAACAACACATGGGATATAATCTGATTTTCCGTAGGAACGATTGACTGCGATTAATAAATCTGCAATTTCTCTTCCAAGCGTAGTTTTCCTGTAAATCGGTTCTTTGCATACATATCCGTCAAGCTGGATTTTGTTCAAATCTGTATGCTCTCCCGGATTCGCTTTTTCAATTTCACAGACGAATACATATAATAACAGACGATTTCTCTTTTCCTCATGTTTGTTATAAGAACTATACACACCGGAAACATTAACGGCAGTGCCCGTGTATTTATCATTCAGATTGATTAATCTCTCTGAAATAATTAATGGGATAATATCAGCCGTTCCACTTAATCTATCCACTTTGAGGTACATATTATAAAATCCCTCTCCAAACACCTCATGGTTAAATTCCGGCTCTGTGATAATCGTTCCTGTAAGTTCCACTTTATTGTTTTCTGCTCTCATATTTGAATTTCTCCTTTTCTTATGCTAAAATAGGCGCAAATAGCTTATGCTATTGCTTTGATTGGGAATCATTCAGCTTTGGTCGGTTCGGATGATTCCTTTTCTTTTTCATAACTTCTTTATAATAAGGAAGTTTCTCTTTATCTTCGTTGCTGTCGCATATATAAATAATTCCATCGTCTGTTTCTTCATCTTTAAAAACATGATCCTCGACTATTTCTTCTGCTTCCTGCCAGTCTCCATCCACTTTGCATCCTATGTAGATCAGTAATAATCCACCTAACACAGGAATAGCTACCATCGGATTTACTGTTGCATCTGCGCTGATTCCAAGAAAAAAGAGTAACGCACCTGCTAATTCAATTACCTTTGCTATTTTTTTCATAGGCATCCTCTCATGTAATAGAAAAAAGTTTTTTCATCTTCTTTTTAGGACTTTTTATTTCAAACTTTTCTCCTGTTTCATCGTCGATCATGTAATTGCCGTCGGAATGCATCGTATGTGGCTTTACTCCCTGTTCTTCCATGAACTCAAGCAAGATATCTTTGCCACCTTGTAAAATATTCATCTGACTTACAACTTCCATCCAATAAACCATAAAATGTGTAATATCCAAGTTCTGATATTCCATAAGAAATTCCGGTGCTTTATCTCCTATCAGTTTGTCCATACCGAACTTCTCAATGTAATTCCTTGTATAGAAGTAATCTTTCCACTGGTATTTTTCTCCATCGAATGTCTTTTCGATAGGAAACATATTCATAAATTCTCTTGGTGTCAAAGTCCCCACCATAGCACATATCACTTCAATAATATAAAATTCTTTTGTCACAAAGTCCGACTCTCCACGCTTTAACGACTTGCAATCAGATTTCCCTTTTAGTTTTATCAGCAAGTACAGATTCTTCTTGAAATCATCCGGATAAGCACTTTTAGACTCCTGTATTGTCATATTTTCACAAAGACCTGCCATTTTACATTTTCTGTCAAATGCTCGTGCATAATTAATCCACTTAGGTTTAAAGTCGATCAGCTTTTTGCGTCCATTCCGTCTGCATAACCACATCAGACCGCCCATTCGACCTTGTAATATCAATAGTCTTACTGTGAACATATCCAAGCCCTTGATATTGCCTGTATAAAATCCACTGTTTTCCTACTTTGCGCTGAACTCCTAACTCTTTCAGCATCTTATTAAACGCTTTAGCAGATATTCCATAATCCTGTGCGATCTGTGTTACCAGTACTGTTGATTTACTGTTCAAAATCAAATCCACATAGTTGACTTTTGGTTGCATTTCTAAAATGATGTTATTCATTTCAACAACTTCGGTTTCAAGTTCCTGTATCTGCTTGTCTTTCTGCTCAAGCATCTTGTGCGCTTCAATAACTGCAAGTGCCATAAGTTCTTCGCCGGTTGGAAAAACTGTTTGTGTCTGGTTGTAATAATTTTCTTCCAGTGCATCAAACTGTTCCCATGCCTTATCAGTCCCAAGCATTTTGCAATGACGGCTTGCACCTCGACGTGTCCAAAGATAAAGCTGATTCGCATTTTTCCCAACAAGGTCGAAATTTTCTACCATGTTCTTAAAAGCCTTTAAGTCAGATCCTTTTAGCAAATAATAATGCTCTCCCTCTTTAAACCGTTCTGCATTATTGCTATAGTTCTGTTTGATTTTCACATCTGTTGCTCCGTACACATCAGCCAACTGTGCGGTGGTGATAACTCTTTGTCCTTTCCACTCAATGACCGGCAATTCTTTTGTTCCAATATGTACTAATTCGTTCATTCTTCTCCTTTCCGGATTTTTGCAATAAAAAAAATCCAACTACCGCTTTGATAGTTGGAAAATACTGGTTGTCTCTATTTTGCTTTGTTGATACAATTAATGTACGGCGGCGGCCATCATGAAAGGAACTGTTATCATGAAAATCGTTAGTATACTTATCTCATTATTGGCATGGCGTGTTGCCGGTTACGACTTCTTCATAATTCTAACCATAACATCCATGACAATCGACCTATACAAAGGATTTAAAAAAGTACAAAAGAGATTAAATAAAATACTAAAGATGATGCGGAAAATAAAGCAATAATGTAACTCATTTCCTGCCGCCGTCGCATATTAATTGTATCAACTGATTTCCTGTGTTACAAACACATTTAATCTGCAAATTTAGACATATTTCTCAACTATCTCAATATTCAGTTCTTCTTATTCTTTCGTTTTTGAGTTCCCAGTTTCTTCACTGGTTGCCTTGCTTGCTGAACCCTCGACCATTCCCAGAACATATCCTTTCTGAAAATCGTTCATTTTGGGAATCGCGTCTTTCAACTTTTCTACAACTTTCTTTTCCTGTTCGCTCATGTATTCACTTCCTTTCTCCCTGTGATATAATTTCCTTATTAAATAAGGAAAGGCGGTGATAATATGGATAATGGTTATTCTGAAACATTTGCTACATATGAGTTTGCAGATAAAGGAACATATGTATGTATGCAATGCGGTGGCGAAAATAAAATTGGAATCGTCACTGTAAAGCAAGGCGAAATGCTACCAGAATGCAAAGAGTGCGGATATACTACATGGATTAAAATAATGTAGGATTTTTAAACACTCTCTTTTCCTCTGCGAGCGTTTGGCTTGTAACCGCCAAGTTATCATCAACCATATGCTCAATGAGGAACGTTCTTTTTACCACTCTCGTTCCATCTTCACATACTTGTGAAACATGCAAATACATTTTCCCATCTTTAATAAATGGAATAATAAGTATGCTCTGCAAAAACTTCCACTTCACAAAATGCTTATTAAAAAATGCAACTGCATGAGCCTTGATTTTACTCACTGTATCATCCCTTTCTGTGATATAATATTTTCAAAAACGGAGGAATTAACATGCTTCTAAAAATCGAAAGAATAATATTAAAGAAAATATCTAAAACGAATTTTTCAATCAAACTTTCCGATATAGGTAAATTTGATGGAGAAGATGCATACCAAGCGTTTTTGGATTTACAGGATAGAGGATATGTAACGAAAGTAAACACATCTATGGATAGATCGAGTTTTAGCTTCATAGTTACATCCAAAGGCAGATTCTACAAAGAATATCTTTTCTTGGAATTTTTGAGAAATATCCTCATTCCTTTTATTGTGGCTTTGATTACAGCAACTGCTACATATCATTTAGAAAAAGTAGCAGATAGCTATTCCGACAGCGGCACCAGCCAATGCGCTTACGAGTTGGATTCCACCGACAATGAATGGCTCAAACTTATCGAGTAAGTCACGCTTTTGCCGAAATGTCATTTTTTTCACCGTCTCACCTCTTTTCCATTTCTTTTGCAATATTATAATAACGCAATAGAAATATAAAGTCAATAACAAATTATTGCTTTTGTGATATTTTTGTGATAATATTATTGCAGAAAGGTGGTGAAGACTTGAGTGCAGTAAACGAACGCTTAAAATCTTTAAGAATATCATTAGGAATGAACCAAAAAGATTTTGGAGAAAGAATTGAAGTTGCGCAAACTTATTTATCTCAAATAGAAAAAGGGGATAGACCTGTTACCGACAAAATTTCAAAAATTGTTTGCTTACAAAATTGGAATGGTAAAAGCGTAAATGAAGAATGGTTCCTAACTGGAAACGGTGAAATGTTTGTTCCGGAAACTAAAGATGAACAAATTACAAGATTGCTTTCAGATGTGCTAAAGAAAGAAAATAGTGATTTTAAAAGAAGACTTGTAACTGCATTATCAAAACTTGATGATACCGGTTGGAAATACCTAGAAGATTTTATTGATTCTATTTCAGAAAACAAATAAGAAAAAGCCAAGGGCAATGCGCAAACCCTTGGCTTTCTTTCTATTCTAATAAATTTTTAACAAATACATATATAATTCTTAACCATTTTTCATTGTCGCAATTCGCGACCATTTCAGTTATTTTTTGTTTGTAAAACGCTTTGGCTTCATTGCACTCATTTTCCCCCATATTAATTTCCTCCAATCATTCCGCACTTCCGATAGCGATACACAAATTATAGAACTTATGTTCGATAACGTCAACCCCATTTGACAAATTGCTACAAATTACAAACTCGTTTGTAGTTGAGGGACAAGAAAACGCCTTATCCCGCCCCTCAGCCAGAACTTGAAGTGCCCTTATCGGACAATTTTATTTTACAAATTTTACCGCAAACATTCAATTTCTTTCGGTCGCAAGTTTCGACAGGTAAATTTCTTATTGTCACAGAATGTCGATTGATTAGTTTAAATTTTGTTAAAAAATTAATTACTGGTTGAAAATTATGCATCTGCCATTTATCTGTGATGAATTTTAAGTGCATAATTTTCCTTTCTGCCCGTAGGCTTTATGCAAAAGAGCCGGCTACACAACATGCGGTCATGTAATCGGCTCTTAGGCTCTTGGTTTTATTGTATTTATTAGTTGTATGTTTTGGTGCCAAATTATCCCTCTTTTCTTCTTGAAACAACTGTGACTGTAAGTATTCTTGGCGGTAACTCGATGTGCATTAGAAAAGTAAATGCGACAGTGTCTACTATTACAAGACTTGAATATATGTCTACCGAAAAGAGAGATCTTGTAACTACGGTATTCCATTACATTGCGATTGGGAAATGGAATTGAAAAATAACAAATTTATTCAGCAGTGATTCCACCGTTAGGCTCTGACTGGATAATGATATATCGTAGCATATTGAAGTACACTGTCTGCGATGATATGAAAATTGGCTGTCTGACCTTTTAACACTGGAAACATAGGACTGTAATTTTCGTTTGCTGCACCGGCTTGGTGATATTCAAAGTATTCATATACTAATACGCCGTCTATGAATCCATTTATTCCACAATTACTATCGTGTTTATCATCATCCACGTTATACCAAAACTGAATATACCCATCCGCTGTCACTTCATATAGATCGTCGCGTGTACTCCAAACAGCCGTTTTTCCGATATAAAGTGGGTAAACCGGTCGAAGTGCTAAACTTCTGTTTAACGTACTTATCTGTTTTGCCAGGCTCCCCTCCACATTCGGATTTGCCTGTCTTGCATCAAGTGCGTAGCCTGCTTCCGTGGTAGTGTTATTATTTACGACGGTTGGTATGGTCGGCTTATTACTCAAATCATTATAACTGCCACTGAAAGCCACGGTTTTTAAATCAGAAAACCACTTCACAATCTTTCCGAACAGAGTCGCATGGGATTCACCGCTTTTGAGATTTTCTCTTACGGATGCTGCCGTAAATGCTGTGGTATTCTCTGCTGTATCTCCCCCGGTTGACACTGCACCAACATTTTCTGCCGTAAGCACTACATTTCCACGGCGAAAAGAATCTTCGTTGGCACCTTTAATTCCAGTTACCGGAGTTCCGGCAAGCACGTCCAACTTTTCATCTGATGTTTTATAAATATTGGCACCTGCCGGAATTACATTCCCGGCTCCCTCTTTAAAATCATCCGTGGTTGTAAATTCGTCTGAAATATTGAACATCCACCCTGTGCTAACATCCGCAAGTGCCGGAAGATCTGCAAATGCAACTGTTCCGTGTGGCTGCAATCCACCTTTAAGTCCTTCTGATACATCTTTTGCCTGCTGATAGTAATACTTGGCATTGTCAGAATCCTCGCCCTCTCTGCTTCCTGTACCACCAACAGCATAACTCTGTGCCTTGGTTGCACTTTCTTCTGCAGATTCCGCCTTACCGATGATCTCCGCAGCCTTTTGAGTTGCAATATCTGCTTTTTCGGCTGCTGTATCAGCTGACTGACTGGCGGATGATGCTTTCTCCGTGGCTGTGGCGGATGATTCACTGGCGGATGTCTCACTGACTTTTGCGTTGCTTTCGGATGCCTCTGCCGCCGTAGCTGACTTTGCTGCCGCTGTCTCTGACGCTTTGGCATTGGTTTCGGATGTTTTTGCCGCTGTTTCACTGGCTTTTGCAGCATTCTCACTTGCTTTGGCGTTGGCTTCGGACTTTGCCGCTGCCTGCTGGCTTGACTCTGCCTTTGCTACTTCCACTTTGATTTTTGCAAGATAGTTTGGCTCCAAGTGTTTTTCCTCGATGCTACCCTCTTTGACGATGGCAGACACTTTTCCATCCTTATCAATATAAAAAGCTACCGTATCAGAATTAAGGAACTCATACTGTGTAATCAGTGCCGACAGGTCTATGTACTGCTTCGTACCATCGATCAGAGTCAAAATAATCTGCTGTGTAGTCGGGTTATAATCGAAGTTGATCGCGATCTTCTCCATCTGCGTATCGATCATAACTTTGGAACCGTTCTTTTTCGTGATTGTGATAATTCCCGTCGATTCCTCGAATGTCACGTCTGCAACAAGAGTTGCTACCTCTGTTTTCGTGGCTTTTGTGGTATCAAGAGTGATTACACGATCATCAATAACGCCAATAGCTGCGTCCATTTTGTTAAGATTGCTTTCATTAAGCGGTGTTTCATCACTCGGGTAATTCTCCCAATTAATAGCACTATGCGCTTTGTTCATGGTCCTCACTCTCCCTTTCCTTTGCAAGCTTCATCTGCTCCCGTTCGGCTATAACATGTCTGTTTGCTTCTTCCTTAATCTGCTGCAGAATATCCTTAAACACTAGGTACTTAGCTTCGATTGGGACATCCTCACACAAATTTGCATAATTTATAATGTCGTTTTCAAATTCCCGAATTTTTGCATTTATCATAGATTTTCCACCTTTTCCTTTAACTGTTCTATCTCGTCATGCTGCAACTGCACTGTGGCAACCAGATCAGCAATCAGTTCCGTATATTTCAGTCCGTAATACTTTTTCCCATTGCTGTCTGAAAACGTTTTTGGACAAATATTCCACCCTTTTTCCGCTTTTTTCAAAACATCCTGTGCAATAAATCCATGATGGAACCCATCTTTTTCGAAATTATAACGATACGATTTTGCTCTTAAAGAATAAATAAACTCAGATGATTGCTTTTTGCTTAAATCTAAAATTGTGTTTTTTATTCTTTTGTCAGATCCATTAATTACTCCACCTCTGAATCCACCTACTCCGGTATCTCCGTCTAAATGGATCATCATGTGGTCATTATCGTTTGCGCCTTTATGCAATGAAACCTGATTATATTGAACCGTACATTTATGAACAGGACTTTCAAGCGTCCCTTCCACTGTTCGAAATCCATCCGTTCCCATCTGTACAAGTGTTCCACTGCGTTTAAATTCAATAAGGTTTTCTACAGACTCTTCCGCTTGAATATGCATATATCCCCCGGTCATTTCCATAGAACCTTTTAATTCAAGCAGTTTTGCTTTAATTTTGATACCCTCGGCTGACTGGTTGATTTCTGAAATGACGCTGTCTTTTGATACTTTCAAGCTGATCTGCTTTGATGACTGCGTAATCGTACTGGACGCACTCGATGAAAGCTGCTTAAATTTCTTTATCAGAGTCCATTTGTATTTTCCACTGCTTATTCCACCATCTGGTTCGCAACCATAAAACTTTCCAGTATTCTGATCCAAAAAACTGTGTCCAGAATAATACGAAGATGCAGGGTATGTATCTTGTGGATTCCCGAAACCACAATGTGTAACGTCATAATCTTCGGTATCCCATACTGTTAAAGAAGCACTGACTTCTGACCGTATCTTAGTTGCGGTCACCTCTATCTCTCCGGACAAATCGCCCTCTGCTTCGCTTGCTCTCGTAACTTCCGCTGTAATCTTGTCCTCATTAATTTTAATAGCTGCTGCAAGTTCAACTTCCTGCCCCTGTGCTCTTTTTACTTCTGCTGTAATACTGCTCGCATTTTGCGTGATTCTCGATGATAAACCATCCGTTGTATTTTTAACTTCTGTGCGAATTTCGGTTGCGGTCTGCGTGATCTGTGACTGCAATCCCTTCTCAACATCAGTTATCGTGCTCTGTGTCTTTTCAATGGTTCGCTCCAACACATTGCTCTTGCCTTTGAGCTTTAAAATACTTTTCTGTATTCCGTTCGCCCCGTTTGTCCGGTACTCTTCCCCATCCGCTTCCAAATCATCACGCAAAGCCTGTATACCTTTCAGGGTTCTTTTCAGAATATAGGACTCGATCAGTTCATATCTGGTCGGCAACCGCACTGCATCCCCGACCTCAAGACACGGATTTCCTTTGCAGTCCGCTGTAAACGGTCGGTAAACAATCCCTCTGATCTTGGAAAGAATATTTTTTGCAATGCCTTTCAGTTCTTTTGTGCCTTTGCCATATACAAGAAAATTATCCTCGATCACATAGGCATTGTCTCCGGTACCCACAATCACACCGATATCATTCTTCTGCTCCCGGATCTGTAACTTATTGATTGTTTTAACAAGAAAATCTTCATACTCAGCCGTTATATATAAATCCTTCCCGATACGGTTGCTTTTCGGATCTCTTGGATACAAATTATCCGCCGGATAAAGATCATTCCTTGGATATAATCCCTGTATCTCCTGTTCCAGATAAATATAATGAAACTTCCCGTCACGCCCCATGTGCCCCATACAGCCATTGAGCTCACAAATACAGGACAACACTTCCTTGCCGCTCATAGATTCGCCTATGGTGCTCGATTCCTCTGTATCAGAACTTGTCTCACTGGATGGCGTGACTGCAACTGTTTTTTCAATAGACATGCCGTCATTAACCAGTATAATGTCAGCCTGCTCAATCCCGAAGTGCTTAAAAAAGCTGTCCCGGAATTGCTTCATTGTGACCGGATCATAAACTGTAACAGTCGTAGTTTTTCCATCTTTATCTTTCTGCTGCTCTTTATGGGATGGAAAGACAGTGTTATACCATGCTGCCACATCTGCATTTAAAATGTCATAAATGGCATCATATGCAACCACATCACGGCACGTTCTGTCTGCCGTGGGCGTATCAGAATCAACCTTATATCGTCCGAACTGGAACGGGATATCTGCATGTCCATCAAGGGACATTCTTACCGTCATCCATCTGCCCTTCATTGGCAAAAATGTATTTGACACCGTGAATTTAATCATGGCGGCTTCGCATGATCCAAACGTCAATTCCTGTTCCGAACACAAACTTTCGGTCAATTCGAATTTTTCTTGGTGTAGCTCTGTATTTGTGATATTGATTTTTCCGTCATCAGATACGATGGATAATTGCTTATCGACCGTATCTTTTTTGAACAAGTCGCCATATTTATAATTAACCACCGTACACACCCCCTATGAAAGCAAGCCGAACTGAATTGTAATGAATTATTCCATCATATGTTCCGTATATCGTAGGCTGAAAATCTGCCATATAGCCGTACTGCGTCACATAATCGTCGTATTCCGGGATATACGCTGTGATATAGCATGCTCTCCCTGTCGCATTTGTGAACTGACTTCGAATATTGTTTAAAACCTCACTAAAAGTCTTATTTGTCAGCATTGCCCGTGTCTCAAACTCCACTTTTAAAGCCTTTAATTCCACGGCATTTCTATGCAGATAACCGTTGGCATCCGTATAATCATCTAAATCCTGCATATTGACATATGGACTATATGATTCCGCTTTCATAAAAGACATTGGCACTATGTAATTTCCAATCTTTAAAAGCCATCCGCTGTATGCCATACGATCACCTCCGCTTACTTTTCGTTTCTGAATCTATTGATATGGATGCCGTTATTGTCGCTTAAAAATAAGATTTCCGTTTTTCCGTCCGGCAGAATATCCGCAACAACGCAATTATTCGGATTTCCTATTGGTGTGCGACTTTCCGGGCACTTGCTCCAGTCTATTGGTTTATATTTTTTCATGGCTATTCTCCTGAAAATAGGTATAAAAATAGTACCTACCACCAATTTGATAGGTGCCACTTCTTTTTCTTGATCTATTTTGTAATTACTTCGATATTGGGCGATTTAATCACAATTTTCTCCGGTGTGTGAATTACTTCCGTGTTCCCATATGTAATCCTGATTTCTAATTTGTTCATAAAATTTCTCCTAAATTTCATACTCCGGGTATGCTGCTTCCCAAACATCCCTATGGTAGGTATTTACCTCTCCATAATTTGCATCAAAAATCTTTTTCATGCCATATCCAAGTTCAATGCTCTTTTCTTTGAGTTTTCGCCAATTAAATGTTTTCCAGTCCACACCGTTCATTGCTGCAACACGCTTAATAGAATACCAGTCTTTGCTATAGTCAAGTTCCTGCTGCAGCTTTTCATTCTCCTGTTCTGCAATCTGCCTGCGCTCTACCTCGTCTGCATATGCCCGAAGTGCCGATGGAAAATCTTGCGGTATCTGTCCTCTCTCCATCTCATCAAACCGTTTCACATACCTTGCAGTAAATATGATTCCTTTTTCGCCATTAAATTTGTTGGCGAGGAAATCACACCCCATTTTGGTGACTTTATAGCATTTATTTTCCTTGCCGCTTGCGTCTTTGTAGGTGGATGGAATAAAATAATCACTGACAACAATTTTGTTGTTAGTTAATATCTGTATAATTCCAACCTGTTTTGTGCTTCCATCTTGGTTTTTAGTTCCCTCTAATTTTCTTAAAATTTGCCAATGTTCCAGTTCCATCATTTCTGCAATTTCAAGTGTTGTTATCGTGTTCGTATTGTTTTCAAATCCAATTTCATCTTTAGTCATAAGAGCTGTGTATGCCATATCTTCTATCTCCTAAATTTCCGAGCCTTACATTTCGCAAGGCTCAACCTTTAAATTCACGTGCGTTAGGAACATACACTAACAGGAGTTACACGCTATATATTCAATCCATTCGGATGAATTTTCAAACAAAAAGACCGTCAAAGACTGAATTTCTTCAATCTCTGACGGTCACGAATCCGCACCTATTCCTCATAGGCTTGCAGGACATCCTAATTCTTTAGGTCTTACCTGCGTGATTTTTAATTATTTTGTATTCTATACCATATGCCAAAATCTGTCAATCAAATTCCAACCTCTGCTGCATATTGGCATCGTCAATCTGTTCCTGCAAAAAATACGGCGTCTGATAGGCATTTATCACTTCCACTGCCTTGTCGCACTGGTTACGCTTGATGCTCTTGTAAGACCGAACACCAAAGTTGTATTTCAGATTGGCATACAGATTGTTGTAAACCTTTTGGCGCAATCCACGGTTGCTGTATGCGCTTGACTGTTTGCCGCCCATGATTGAAACGCCTTTCTTTCTGACAGCTTCCGTAATGCGGTCGGCTTCCACCGGAAGTATCGGCAAGTCCATCTTAAGGCTTTCCAAATCCGCCTTGATTTCGTCAACCTCTGCTTTCAGTTCCGTGTGCCCCTGTGCAAGCAATGCAATCTTCCCGTCCGTGGTTTGCGGCATCATGTATGTACCAGTCTTTCTGATGCTCGGTAAAACTTCATCAAATATCCATTTTTCCAATTTGTCAGCTTTATCTTTTATTTCTTTACTGTTACCCTGTTGACCAGCTTTAATAATCAATCGGTAAATATCTCCTTCCGGAATAAGAGGTTCTGCATATCCACCATTATTTTTAAAGCTATCCTCGACCAGGACACCCTTGCAATTATCCGAAACCGCCTTTCTTGGTCTTTTATACATAAGCATCGAAGCTATATCTACTCCAAAAAAGTATTCTTTTCCGTTTACTATAACCGTTCTCAAATCCCCTAAAATAGGATTGTTAAAAATCTGAATATCGTTCATCAGCAAATCCCCCATTTCTTCTTGAATGAAAGTATCGTGTTCAAAATGAAATGCAAAAATTTTTCGTCCTGTATGCTCTGGATTTCCGTTATCAGCTGTTCTTTCATCTCGCACCGCCTTTCTTGTCGGATGCAAGGTTACTTGTAAAAATCCACACACATCTTAAAAAGTGTTCGCTGAGTAAATTCAGATTTTTGGTAATTGCTTCAATATAAAATTCTTTCATTATCTTGCACCGCCTTTCTTTACAAGGCGGTAAATACCGTCGTGATCTATTACGTCCTCATCATTCAAATCTGCCATAAATATTACAACGCCGCGCAACAATTTTTCGTTATCACATCGGATTGCAAGCCGAGAAAGCAACGATCTGTACTGCTCAATTTGGCTCGGTAAATAAGTTCCATCCTTTTTTATGATTTCATTTCTGAAAATGTCCTTAAGAATTTCGCTGGCAATATCAACCTCATCGAATTCGTTCGGCAGTCCTAGCAAATTCATGGCTGATGTTACCACTTTGCGAAAACCAATCGGAGAAAAATTATCAATGTCCGTTTCGGTACTCCAACCACGGTTATACTTCATCCTCTCGATTTCCACAACATGATTCACTTTCTCCATCAGCGCGTCACTATTAAGTATCGTTCTTACAATTTCTTCAATGCTTCTCATAGATTTTACCTTCCTTTCGTTTGCTGTTTGACAACCATTCCAAAAAGCGGTATAATCCATGTATCAACCGCTTTTGGTGGCTGTGTTGAATAAAGCGTTTAACTTGTCTAGGGTTGGAACGCTTTATTTTTTGTTGATTTCTTCTTTCACTTTTCTAATCCCCATGTTGATAACATCCGTTCTGCTTGTTTTTAACTTATCCGCACAATATTGCAAATCCTCTGCTTCTGCTTTTGTAAGTCTCAAATCAAGCCTAACATTTTTAGGATTATCAGTAAGTTTCTGTCCTTTTTTTAATGGAGACACATAATCACTTCCTCTCTTTTTGATTGCACGTGCAATCTTTATGCCTTAATAATACATGTACGTGCAAAGAAAGTCAATACTATTTTGAAATATTTTTCAAAAAAAGAAGCGCATCACTGCGCTCCCTCTTTTATACCCGCTTTGACTTATTATTCTATTTGTCTGCTCTTCCAGTAAAATATACTTCTGCATGATCGTATTTCCCATAGCAATCAAGCTGATCTGAAATAGTTTTCCCTGGTTTAATCTCACTGTCTGAATCTGTAATATATGTGCTGTTGTAATTTACCACATTATTACTACTGTCAAAAAATATTGCATACGCACTTACAAAAAGCGCCGGATTTGTGCTGTTATTGGTCACGGATACAGTCACGTTTTCATCATTAAATGTCTGTTCAACGGATAAATCATTTACAACCGGTTTATAATATGGGTTTTCGTCATAATCTAAGGTATAATCCACCTTGTCAATTCCGGACACACTATCAAAATAGAAAACACCAATAGATGTTTCTCCTGCCCCCAATACATCAATGCTCATGTCGGCGGCTCCTATTGAATTCCCGCTTAAATCTTTGGCTGTAGCGTTTCCAGAAATTGCGACATCCGTGTTTGAATTATTTGTTACAATCAAAAAATCTAATGTGTCTCCTATTGTGTTTTCGTACCGATACTCTTTTACCAAAAAATCAGAATCAGAAACTTCTTCTCTTGTCGCTTCCTTGTTATCTACCGTACTAATAGAAGAAACTTTTTTATTTTGCTCGGTAGAATCAGCAACTGCATCGTTGTTTTCTCCGTTTCCGCCAAATATGGCAATCAACAGAATTACAACTATAACCACCGCAACAAACCACTTTGTTGCCCCACCCTGCTTTTTTCTGCAATTAGGGCAAATTTTTGCTTTAGCTGGAATCTCCGTCTGACAGTATTTGCATAATTTTGTTTCACTTTTTTCATTCATAGCTTTTCCTCCCACCACTTGTAATAAAATAATTCTAGCACAAGTGGCGGTATTTGTCACTACTGTGCATTAGAACTTTATCCCCAAACAGGATCAAATGCTGAACTGTCTCCGTATCTTCGTTTTGCCTCGCCCTTGTAAACTGTTCTGGCGGCATTGAATAATCATTATCGCTTAATATCCCACTTGTTCAGCCGCATATTGTGCTTCTTCATCGGTAAATTTTACATATTTTAATTGGTCTATGAGTCCTTGTCTTGAAAAAGATGTTAAATTCAAGTATTCTTTCGCCTTTTTCACAGCTTCCTCTTTCCAGTCAGCTCCACAATTATCTGCCGCATATACCGCTTCTTCATGGGTATACTTTTCATATTCTAACTGGTCAATCATTCCTTGATATGAAAAACCTGCTAAATCAAGATATCTCTTTGCTTGTTTCAAGGCATTTTGCTGCCCAAGCGTTATTTGTTCACTTTCTTGTATTTCTTCCGATGTATCAGTTGTTTCACTAATTCCATATTTCGAATATAGATTTTCTGTTTGTACAATCATTTCCGATGCTTTACCGCTAAATTCATCTGGAATCTTAAAATGGTCAATTTTTTCGTTTATTGTATCTTTTACAATTTTCCCATTTTCTACAATATAAGAATACTCTTCGTCTCCTATGTACCCTACATAAGAAACTGATAATCCAAGTTCTTGTGGACGCTTGCATATGCAATAGCAGTCAAAATACATAACATAAATATTATCATAATGACCATATGCACCTACGCAGTATTTATTCCCGTCTTCAAATATTCCAACAAAATTATTGTTTTTATCGTCATATTCAAAGTTAGCCCCCTCAACCCCGGCTTTTACTTCGTTTTGTTCTGTTTCTTTTGTTAAATTCTGATCTCTATCATTATTTTCTTCTTTGCTTTGATGCTCGCTATAATATTCTTCCGTTTTTTCGCTTTCAACGGTTGAATATTCGTTATCAAGATTTCCGCTACACCCTATAAGCACCACGGTAGCTATTGCCAAAAATACTATTCCCCACTTTTTCATGAACTCCCTCCCATTTGTAATATGTTATACAAACCATACCACAAACGAAAGAGAGTTGCAATTAAAATATAGGAACTGGGTTCCTCTGCCCTGCTTTCGCTTCTTCTCGCCATTTTTTTATAACATTCCTATATGCCTGATTCGAATCAAGAACCGCCGTAATATCTGCTTTTTCAAGTTTTGATACAATGACGTCTCCCAGTTTATCGTAATCAATAGCGCTTGACATTGCTATCTGCATTTCTTTTCCAATAGTACTTTCAATGCTACCGGAATTGTATTTTATAGATGCGTTTACGTTGTCAGTTATGCTTCTATTGTACTTATATACAACTTCCGGCGCTGCTTTTAACCCTGCCAATCCAAAACTGTCCTTAATTCCCTCGGACCAGTTTTTTATCTCCTTAAATGTACTTTTAGATCCATCAGAAATACCATTATTAAATCCTTCTACCGTAAATCCTGCAAATTCTTTAAACACTCTTGATGGCGAATGTATGCCCATCAAATTTGTAAACCAAGAACCAATATTTGATACCCAGCTAGAAATAACTCCGTACGTGGTGTTCTGGTTTCCGGAAACTCCGCCATTGAATCCCTCTACAGTATATTTACCATAGTCAGAAAATACTGTGGATGGTGAATGTATTCCCATATTGGTTGTAAATGGCTGTTTAATGTTGTTCTCAAGATATGTGAGCATGGCATCATTTGTTGTGTTCGAATTTTCTGAAATACCATTATTATATCCATCTATCGTATTTTTCGCCCATCCTCTTCCCATACCAGAAAGCATGGCATCTTTTAAACTTCCTTTTTGTGTAATTGCTCCTGTTACTGTGTCTACAGCACTTTGAGATTGAGCAACACCGCCATCTGCAAGTCCATTTACGACAACTTTTCCACCCGCTACTGCTACATCATATCCTCTTCCGTTATACCATGTTGTTATTGCTTCTTCTAATGCACTAGTCATTGTCGGTATGGCTTCTGCTGTACCGGCTACTCCGCCAATTCCAAACTGAACAACACCTTTTTCTCCAAGATTATACATATCCTGATCGGTCGTTCCATAAGCGTCAATAATTGTTTGATAAAGTTCTACTGCTTCTTCTCCAACTACCTGCTTGCCATTAACGAACACTCCGCCAAGATCATCTATTGCTTCTACAGCATTCTTAGCAATGACGCCAAAATTAATCTTTTTTATCGCTTGTTGTAATAAATTGTATTCATTAGTATGCTGTTCCAATAACTCATTTGCCGAATTATATTGTGACGTTGCTTTTGCAACCTCATCTCTAAGTGTCTTTTGTGTTTCTGTTATTTTTGTCTGTTCATCTTCCAGAAAAACCATTTGCTTTACGAGTTCATCATGTGCATCACCTGCATTTTTAGCTTCTATGCCATTTGCTTTTAATGCATCTGTATTTCGTTTCCACCAGTCATTTAAGTCCTCGGTTGCACCTATATCGGATAAGATTTCGTTTAGTTTATCCAACGCTTCTGCGTTATCTTTGTAGTTCTGCTCTGATACTTCCAACTCGACATTAGCTTCCGCAAGTGCCTTACTGTACTGCTCTACAACATCTTTATATCCTGCAACTCTATAATATTCTTTCTGTGCTTCTATAGTCTTTAATAGTTCTTCCTTTTGTGCTATATATTTTCCAGTAGTCATATCAATCTGATTTGCTAATTCTGGACAAATATCAATAAGCTGTTGTGCTCTCGTTTTTAATGTTTCTTGATCTGCTGCTGTTAAGCTCGTCTTGTCTGCAAGTTCGAAATATGAATCTGCAAGCTGTTGAAGCTGATCTGCACTTGCTTCGGATTTAGATGTTAAATCCTTTGTAGTGTCAGCTAAATCTCTTAGATTTTGTGCAGCATCTTCCATTTTCTGGTTATTTGATCCTATTTCTTCCTCAAACTCCAAAAACTGATCTGCAATCTCTTTTTGCCAACTTTTATGGAAATTATATACAGCTAACCCTATTGCTGCGATCGCCGCTGCTATTGCTAAATAAGGATGCGCAACGACAGTAGCTGCAAAATTCAAAAGAGTATCTTTTATTGCCAAAATCTTTGTCTTAATATTGTCTAATGCTGATAACGTAATGGTTGATATTTTTATTGCTGCAATTACTCCAAGAATGGTTGCTTCTATTGGTGCAGCAGAAAATATACCAGACCATGTGCTTAGCCCAGCATTTATAGCTTTCCAAATTACCTGCGCAATTTTTCCACATATGCCAAGCCAATCTATATCAGACAGGAACTCTCCGATTTTCTTTCCAATCCTATACCAATTCACTCCATCAATAGCAGAAATCATTGCATCAAGCAAACCTTTCGCCCATGTATTCAATGTTCTTGCCAAAAGAGTAAACTTGAAAGTTTTGAAAAATTTATTAATCCCTGCTGCAATAGAATTTCCAAAATTCTTCCAGTTAAATCTCGTTCCAAAAGAATTTAAAAACTCCAATGCAGTATTCAATGCCCCTGCAATCGTTTTTCCGACATTCCCGAACAGTCTCGGATTGATAAGACCATTGAGAAAATCTGCCAAGCCTTTGCCAAAATTTCTTGCCTTGGAATAAATCTTATCCCAGTTGATAGACTCCATAGCTTTTGATAAGGCATCACTGATGTATTTTCCAAGTTGTTTCAGATTTTTAATATCACTTTCGTAATTTTTGAAAATGGTATCAGTCTTGACGAGTTTACCGCCACTGGCACCGCCTGATGCGCCACCGCCGCCGGAACCGCCCGAACCTTTTTTGCCCGAACCATCATTTGTGGTAATCAGTTTCAATTCATCAAACTGACGGACACCCTTATTCATCTTGTCAATGTTCTTTGCCGCCTGTCCGGTACTGTCCGCAACATCATCTGCGCTTTCTGCCGCATCTGAAAAACTATCCGCAAGACCTGCACCGGAATCCTCATATTTCCATCCGAAGATTGCGCCTAAAGCGTTTGTAACCTTTGTAACAAAGCTGATAACAACCAGTAAAACGGAATTGAGTGCTTTTACGAATGGTTTGAAAGCATTGATTAATGCTCCACCAATAACACTGCCAAGCTGTTCGAACGACTGTTTTAAAATTCTGATCTGGTTCGCCCACGAATCAGCCGTACGCGCAAAGTCTCCCTGCGCTGTCTGCGTATTGGCAAGGACGTACTGATACCGGAGCATTGTCTTTTCAGCCTGTGACATAGACTCGATATCAGAATCTAATCCCTGTTTCATCGCCCACTCTTTAAGGGTTGCCTGTGTAAGATCAAGACCGTAATCTCTTAATGGACGTGTCTGTCCGGTAAATATTGCAGCTAAATCCTGCGACACAACATCCTGATCTATGTTATACAGAGATGCCATATCAGCAGTTAATTTTGTTAAATTCAAAGACACATCAGCCATGGAATCAGACAAACCAATATAGCCATCTGTCTGTTTGTTCAAAAACTCATTGGCTTTCTTTATCAAACTGCTGTCAATTCCCATGGCTGTTCCCATTGCTTGGAATCGGCTTGCCGTCTGTTTCAATGTCAGTTCTGACATACCAAACTGACGTATAGAGTCCTGTGCAAACTCATTGACTTTCTTTGACATGTCCCCAAAAGTAACATCAACAACGTTCTGAACCTCTGTTAATGTGGATGATATGTCGATTGCATTTTTTATTCCCCTGATCGCTCCGTACAGACCAAGATAAATCCCCATAGAGGACAAAATCTGTCTTGTGAATGACTTGAGTCCGATCAATGCTTTCCCTGTGGATGTCTTAAATCCAAGGAAAGAACCGGAAAGGCTACTGATGCTGGTATTTAATCCAGAAATCGCACCACCAGACCTGTTGGAAAGATTGCCAAGTGCCTGCGTCATCTGAATGATATTTGAAGATACATTTGGTGCTTTTGAAAGCGTCTCAAACAGGTATTTGAGATTGTCAGCAAGCAAAGGTATATTAGTTACCGCACGACCGCTTGCAACGCTTCCAAGCCTTGATATGGACGTTACAAGATTACTCATGTTTGTCATATCAAAATTCAATGCACCTATCTTGTTCATTTGACGTACAAAGTTTTGTAACTGTGCAGAAAGAGCCGGTAAATTCTTTGTCGCCTGTGTAGATGCCTTGCCACCGATTTTTGACAACGCAGACACCATGCTTATGAGTCCGCTTGTATCAACAGCCTTAACACTTGCTATTCCAGATGCAAGATCTCTCACAGCAGAAGATATTCCGTGGATAGAATTTGCATCAACACCAGAAAATTTATTGAGTGCCCGCACCATTGATGTGATTTCCGAAGATTTACCACCTTTGAATCCGGTAGCCGCATCGGAAATGCTTCTGATTCCGCTTGCAATATTTGAAAGTTTTGCAGTGTCAAACGATATGCTTTCCCGGAGCCTATTCATGCTGTTTACAAGGCTTTCTATGGAATTACTTGCTTTTGCAGAGTCAGCTTTGATTTTTATTTGTAATTCATCAATGTCTGCCATATATGCACCAACTTTCTATGCAAAATAAAAAGACGGTAGGCTGTGACACCTTACCGTCCTTGATCTACTCTTTTAATTTTTCTCTTGTAACCGGTCCGCATTTCTTATCTACTGTAATTCCGACTTTTTTCTGGAATGTTCCAATACCGGTCGCCGTATCATTTCCAAGAATACCGTCCACATTACTGTTTCCCTTTTTATCTTTTTCATCTAGGCATCCGTGATAAATAAGCTCCGTCTGAAGCCATCTCACATCATCCCCTCTCATGCAAGGGAATTTTTTCTTTAAAATCCTTACAGGTTCCGGGTATGGGTTTAAATGATCTTTTACATTTTTTCTAGGGTTTCCGCTTGTCACAATCGCTGTATGACCTTTGGTTTTTGTGACAAGAACATCTCCATTGTAAAGAACCATTCCTGCCGCATAACCTCCAATGTCATCAAACATGCCACTAGAAAGAAGTACAGATTTTTCATTTGCTGTAGTGAAATTACCAACATCTTTTCCAGTTGCATGAATAATGCATGCCCGTACCGTTGTGCCGCAATCTGCTTCTGTTTTTACTTTTGAATTAATACCATATTTGACAATTCCAAGCCGGTGTCCCTGACAGTAGCCAATATTATCATTATTGCACGCTGTAATCATTGATTCTGCCAGTTTATCCGCCATATCTTTTGTTTTTGGCCTTAACACATACCATCCTTTTTTATGAACATAAAAGTTTTGCATACTTACTTCTGTTCCGGTCTGATCTCCCGGTCTCCCACCGGTCAATTTCCCATTTTCATCATGTCTTGCAGATCCAATTCTCATATTTATACCTCCAAGTTCTTTTCTGGTTTTGGGTGGCTCAACTCATAGTTTGACTGCATAATTTTGAGCTTTGCCACAAATAGCTCTCTCTGTTTCTTAATTTCTTCTTCCGTCATTTCCGAATCATCTTTCCCTTGTTGCTCATTAATTGGTTTTTTAATATACTTTGATTTTGCTTTTCGTCCGGCAAGGCAATGTTCTACTGCCACCGATACCGCAGACAATCCGTATGTTCCAAACCACATCCACATCTCATCGTCTCTTTGCTTTTTATCTAAGTTGTAAGCATCCGCATAAGGCTGTAAATCAGTCGGACAGGACGTGTCTATGTCATGCACAGTAAATCCGTACCCCTTTGTAACTAAAAGCCAAAACGGGCGGATTTCCGTGCAATACGTTTCCCATGTAAGCTCTCTCTGTTCTTCTACTTTTTCCTCGGAGTTTTCTTCGCCGCTTCTTTCTGCTCTGCTTTGAGCAGTTTTGATAAAAAACCATTTTCAAGTAACTCTGCTAAAAGTGCATTGTAAAGTGCCTGAACATCTGCATCTTCTCCGTCAAAGTAGTCATCCAGCATGGCATATACTTTTCCAAGCTGCTGTTCCTTTTCTCCCTCATTGTCCGGATTGTATCCAAGTTCCTCTTTGTGAAACTTCTGCGCGCCTACAAGGATTAACTCTGGAAGAAATAAAAGGATTTCGTCAACCGCTTCGATATCTTCCATCTGGTCTAATTTTGCTACTTTCTTGATAATTCCGCTTTTCACGGTTGCTTCATATCCAAACTTGATCTGTAATTCTTTCTCGCCAAATTTTAATTTTGTCATTTTCTTTCCCTTTCTCCCTCTCATATAGGGAAAGGGCAGTCCGAAGACCGCCCTGTTCTTTTAAATTGTTTCTTCAAGCTCTGGCTCGGTTGTCTGGTTATCGTCAGCCGATCCAACCGAACTATTCGACTGACGTGTTATTCCCCCGGTGTAAAAGCTACAGCGGTGTCCATGCCCTTGTATTCTTCAATGGTAAGATTCATTTCAACCGTCAAAAGTTCGTTCTGACCAATCTCCGGCTGTGGAATCTGCTCTGGCGGCTGAGCCACAACAAAAAACGCGTCGGTAAATCCCGGGATAATAGTTTCAAACCACATTCTTTTCCCGCCGGAAAGCGCCTTATACGCCGTGATAAGTGCTTCCCACTCTTCCTTTGTGGCATCCGTAAGGTTTACCGTGATAGGGAAAGAGCCACCGGTATCTGCGCGACCCTTTACATATCTGGTAATAGCATCTTCTAATGCAGATGCGTCAATCTGTTCCGGCTCAATGTTGATACCGCCGATTGCGTTAATTCTTGTAAGCTGTTTAAACGATGTAGGCTTTGTTCCGGCTGTGGTTTCTGTTCCATAGCCAAACGTAATGCCTAACGTAGACAATCCTGCTTCTGCCATTTTTACCTCTCTTTCTACCGCCAAATAATGCGGTTATCGGGCGCATCTTTTTGCACCCGGTGCATAAAAAATAGAGCCTTTCGGCTCTTTTACATCAATCTGTCGTTGGCTCCGATTATCCGCCGGAACCTTGCAACGCTTCTAAATTTTTTCTCACTGTCATTTTTAAACTCCGGCATTGCTGTGATTTGAAATCGCATCTGTTTAAAGGCATCAGCTAAAATAGCCATAATCCCTTTTGCATCGCTCTGCTTTGTGTTTGTAATGACGTCAACCTGTATTGTTTCCTGCACCGCATTTACGGATGTGCCCTCTAAATCTGCCCCACGTTCAAGCCCCGGCATCTCGTGAATGTAAATGGTCGGGAAAACAGGGTCTTTATCAAGGTTCTTTTCAACCGTTGTAAATGCAGTGTCAAAATTCATGCTTTTGTATTTTTTCTTGAGTTTTGGTTTGGCTATCGTTGCAACATTGGAGAAAATGTTTATTTCAAGGTCAAATACCCACTGGTTGTCTGCCATTATCCAAACACCTCCTTCGCTGTCTGTGTAACAATCTGCCGCAACTCATTCGCGGTCAGATACATGAATGGTCGGCTTGGCATTCCCTCTGTAAACCACCAATCGCCATTGTCGTCCTGATAAAACCATCCATATCTTTCATCTGAAATCTGATGTATAGTTTTTCCACTTGCATACTGCCACGAAACGCCATCCGGCAGTTTCCCTGGATAAGGATTTTGCTGTCCTACGGTTCCTGTTCCAAATTCAACAAACATTGCATGGTCCGTCCCGGCAACTACCGCCCATATCCCGCCTCCTTTGGTACTTCCCTTGTATTCTGAATGAATACTGGAAATCAATTCTGATGTGAATATTGCGTCAAGGTCAGCAATTTGTACTCTGGCAATCTCTACGCCCTTTTCCGCGAGTTTTTCTGCCAATAGCTGGCATTTATATGTCAAGCTGTTTTTATAGGCTCTAAGCTCTCGTATGGCGTTCTGAATAGACTTTTCAGACAGGCTCATTGTGATTACTTTCTTTCCCATGCCGCACCTACTTCACATTTTTTTGCAATAAGAACAAATCAACCGTCAATCCCTCGTCTGCGACACCTTTTACGATGTAATCAGCCGAATTTTCGTCAACGATTGTATTCTCTTCATCTTTGTACTTTACGTCTGATCGTTTCCATACCAAAGATCCGACGCTCAATGGAAGCTTTCCTTTGTCTTCTACGATCTGAACAAAATTTGTAGAGTTATCTACGCCAAATTCTTTTATAAGTGCTTCGCTCAACTTATTGCTGATTGAAGAATAAAAAACCACAGGCTTTTCATAACCTGTGGTATACTCTCCGGTTGTCTTCGGTATCTTGTTCCCGTCATCATCAAGGTAATAAATTACATTACCATCAGAATCCGTGTACGAAGAATATTCGATGTTACCATCATCATCCGTCACATATACCGGCACCTTGCCGCTTTGCTGCGAATAACTCATTTTTTGCTTATTGATCTCAAGCATTTCACTTCACATCCTTGCCGAACCGTTTCCACAGCTCAGAAAGCTTTTCCCATCCATACATTGCGACAAACGCAACAATAAATCCTGCAATAATAGCTGCCAAGATCATATACCATAAAATTGATGTCTGGATGTACTGCATGTATGCCACAAACGCAGCGACCGTGATTCCGATAGAAAGAACAAATACCAAGATGTCCGTCGGAACCTTAGAAAATACGCCTACACCTTTGATTACCTGTGTTACCACAGACACAACAAATGCCAGCGTACCAATAATCGCCAGAATAATTGTCATGTTAGCAATTACCGACTGTATAATATCCATGATTAAACCTCCTTTTCATCATTAAGACGGGTTTCTATTCCGTCAATTCTGTGATGAGCCGATTTCACACTTTCCTCCACCTTTATGATCCTGTTGTCATGAGAATTGATTTCTTTTCGCATCTCTGAAACTTCATTTTTGATCTCGGTCGTGTTGTTTGAAATGGCATCCAACTTCATGTTAATGCGTGTGTTCTCCCTCACGCGTTCTTCAAGATCCGTGTTGTCTGTCCTTTTGTTGCTCTTCAAGCCCATAAAGACGGAAAAACCAAGCGACAGCACGCTTATAATGATTGCTGTTGATATTTCAATCGTCAAATCATATACCGCCTTTCATTTTTATGGCACACCGCCCACCACCGCTCAATGTGTGCCGCCTGCTACGTTTTGCCGACGTCGGCAAAACGTAACGCACAATCTTCTAACCAGATGGAATCCCATACGGTTATAATGCTTTTACAAACGGAAATACTCCAACAAACAAGCTTTCCCTGTCTTTCCAGCTACGGCTTACGCCGTTTTCTGAATAACTTGCCATATAGGCTTCTCCTGCCTGTGAATGGTCGTACAAGGCTAAATTGACGATTACATCCTCAAACTGTTTCAAGTCTTCGGATATTTTTTCATCCGTGTAGCTTTCCGGGTAATTCCGCTTGCTTACCACTTCATTTCTTGCCTGCTTGATAAGCTGTTCGATGTAAGGATTATCTTCTTTCTGGTCGAACACGACAACATCAGAAGTAACACCATCTTCATCCGTAACGGTTTCAATATGAAATTGTTTCAGTCTGATTTTGACCTGCTCTAATGTTGTATATTCGTCCATTCTTCCCTACCTATAATCCGAACTGCTCGATCAAAATGCGTTTCAGTTCCGCTCCACTGATTTCTTCTGCACCCTCGATCCCATGTTCAGCGGCAAGTGCCTGTAAATCAGCAGTGCTCATTCTGTTAATCTCTGTCTTGGTGTACCCTCCGGAAGATTTCTCTCCCAGAACAATGTCCGGGATTTCATCTCCTGCTTTGTACCATTTTCCATTGCGCTTTACCGTGTATTCAGCAATCATACCGCACCTCCTACGCAACTTTCATGACAACAACGCTGTCCATGCCCTCAAAAGTAGGCAATCCGATCATTGACACAACGCAATGAGTGTTGATCGGATGATTTGTTGCGTATGTATACACCGAAATACCGGTTTCTACAATAGAAAGGTTTCCGTCTGTTAAACTTCCGCTTCTCTCTTCCGGTGTCTTTCCAAAGACATAATCTCCAAGGTACACGCCGGATGCCTGCGCTGAAATAACTCCTGTAGGAATAAAATATTTGGTGGCACCGTCTGCCGGGTCGATGTAAAGTTTGTCGTAAACTTCAATCCCGATGCCGTATCCTCTAAGATACTCTGTAACCTGCCCCTGCTGTAAACGAATACCTCCATTGTAAGCAGTAATTCCAAGCACCTGTTTCTTTGTGTCTTCTGCCTTAAGAACCATCTCCCACGTTTCTGTATTCATGCTAAAACGTGCAAGGGAATATCCGGTTTTCTTTGCAAACTCACGTTTAATCTCGATAAGGTCATCAAGTGGCGTTGCTGTTTCTGGTGCAGACCATTTATCAGTATCGCTTCCGGAAATATCCTTGTAATGATCTCTCTTGTGCGCCACTCCATTGTCCGAAGTATAATCAACATAGAAGCTCTTGCCACCAATTGTTACCTGTACTCTTGGAATACCATCAGATGGTGCTAATAACTGCCAAATCTGGCGTTCCGGCACTACTCTTGCGCCCTCAATCAGCATCATCGGTTTTTTGCTGATTTCTCTAAGCACCTGGTTTGCCATGTTGGAATTTTCTGCCGACTGGTAATTTGCATACTCCTGCTCTTCACGCTCTGTTACCATGTAAGATTCACGGTAGAAAGGCATCTCGTTCTGAATATCCGAAAATCCACCGACATCTCTTAACTCTGCCTGCGCATCAAAATTGGATGCCTTTAAGGATACCGGAAGACCGTTTTTCCCTTTGATAAATCTAAGTTCAAGGCTGTCCTGTTTTCTGGTTCCAAATTTCTGTCTACCTAAGTAAGGTGCAGAACCAAGCGTTTTTTCATAATTATTCCACATAACCACAAGACTTCTTGCGGTAAATGCTTCTGCTAATGGTAATGCCATTCTCTAATACCTCCATTTTTTAATCAAAAAAAGTAACACGCGGTGTTGCTGCTTTTGCAGTTGCTTCCACGGTCACTCCGTTCGCTGTTACCTTTGCGCTGTCAATAGAACCCTGATATACATAAGTTCCAGGCGCATCTCCCATTGTTACGTCAACATCTTCCAGAAGATACCCTTTGCAAGATTCGTCATTGCTTGGGAACGGTGTCCCTGCCTTTGCAATCTTCTTTCCGTTTGCATCGGCACTTGACACCATTGTCTGCGGAACGATACACGCCGCACCCTCATAAGGAAAGAATTTTAAAATTCCTTTACTCTGTGTAAAGTCTCTTTCAATCGGTTTTCCCATAATTTACCTCCTATAAAACATAATGGTCTTTGGCTTCTGCACTTTCTGCAGGTTTGCCAAAACTGATTTTTTCTGCGTTCTCTACGTCCGCAGTTTTTTTATTTTCTCCACCTGCAGTACCGCCGCCCGGATTTTCAGAATTATTTGCAATCTCCTGTTCCTTTGCCTGCGCTGCCGCGGTTTCCTTTTCGGCTGTAATCTTTCCAAGAGCGTCATAATCAAGGCTTCCATTATCCTTGACAACGGATTTTGCCTGCTCTGCATTGATTTTTAACTTTTCCATCAATGCTTCGCGCTGATCTCTGATGGCGTTTTTTTTCTGCATATCTGCGATCTGCTGATTTGCTGTCTCTAACGCCTTGTTTGCTTTTTCAAGTTCCGTGAGGTTTCCTGCTTCCATTTCATCCAGCTTTTTCTGCAACTCATCTGCGCTGTCTGCCTTTGCCTTAAGCTCTGCTGCTTTTGCCTGTTCTCTCTGTACGGCACTGCCGTAATCAGCAATGATTTTTTCAACATTTTCCTCACTGATACCCATTGCAATTAACTCTTCTCTTTTCATTGATTACCTCCGATATGTCTTTACGAATTTTTGCGGTGCAACGACACCGAATGACACTGTTGATTTTTACGCTCACAACTTTGCGAATTTTTATAAAATAAAAACAGCCACCGATTACTCGGTAGCTGTCTTATTTTGCTGTTTATTTAATTGGTTTACAATTTCCTGTGCTTTTTGTTCCTGCTCTTCTGCATTATCAATTGTTTTCCACAACGCATCTATATATGGCTTAGACAAGAGGAATGTCTTTTCAGCATCTCCCCAAAGCCCCACCGTTTTAATGGCAATAAGAGGATGTATGCCGCACTCTAAAAGCTGATATAGTGTTTGCGACTTTGTATACATATTGTCTTGCGGGCTATGATTGATTTGCACATCAAAATCCCTCATTGACAATTTCAAATCATTGTCCTTAACGCGTATTACATTTAAGACAACTTTTGCAAGTCTCTTCTCTGCCGATTTCACAATTGGGTCTTTTAATTTTGCTCTTGTCTTTGAAAAATCCCATCCAGCCCTTAATGATACTGCTCCTTGTGTATCTCCTCCAGAGTTTTGGGACTCTCTGTTTGGTATTGCTAATATTGCCAAGGCATTGTCCCACAAATCATCTTTTGCCACCTGACACTGGCTCTGATTTAGTTCCTGCGTCATAATCTCAACATCGGCTTTGTTATCCTTGTTATTGGACTTTACCGTCAAAGCATGGCTCATTTTCATCTCTTCAAACGTTTTTTTGTCGATTTCACAGTTCACAAACTTAACCCAGTACTGAACAAACTGCTCAATTCCATCCATTCTGTTTGACTGCATATTGTTTATGGCATCCAAAATACCTATGACAAGCTCAATATCAGAAATTCTCTCATGATTATTTGGAAACTCAACAATAGGTATACTTCCAAATGCATGCAATTTCCATTCAGAAACTACTCCGTTTTGAAGTTTACATGAATAGTTGTCCGTATAGCACAGTTTGTACCATCTTCCATCTTCGTCTTTAAGCTCCTGCACCGCAACCACCGGTTCTTCCGTGCTCCGATTATAAATAACACACGTATTCATTGGAGTAGGCGCAACAATTTGAAATGGTATTTCTCCATTTGCAAATCTTACCGCCTTAAAAGATGTTCCGGTTGCTGACTGCCACTCTCCTGCTTTAATGTCTTTTTCCTGTTTATTCGCATCCACAAGATAGTCATTCAGCGCATCCACTGCCCGATTAATTTCATCATCATCTTTTCGACTGATAAACTGTATTGGCTCGCCATATGTCTGTCCTACTTTGAACTGAACAATCTCATACGCATGATTTTCTACTATTTTGTTTGTAATATCAGCATTTTGTACCTTTAATCGGTATAAAATCGGCTGATCTCCTTTGTAATACCGCCATAGGTATTCTATGATGGTTTTGTTGTAATAATAATTTCCGATGCAGTCTCCAACCACCTTGACAATATTGTCTTTTGTGATAGTTTCAACATCAGTATATAAAATTTTTCGCCCATAACATCCCTTAACAAGGTCTTGGAGAGATTTATTATTCATAATTGGCTCCTAAATAAACGTCATCCCACTGGATGTTGACCGGATTGTAAGAGATTTTAATTTCGTCTTTCCATTCTCCGGATAAAAAACAACTTTCTTGTGGCATTTCCTACATTCCACAGAAATGTTCATTGTTGAACGCCCATCGTGTGTGGCAACTTTTCTTCCGCAACGCGGGCAATATATTGTTTTTGGTGTATATACCATAAAATCCTCTTTTCTTTTCAAAAGAAAAAGCACCGGAGATTTCTCTTCGATGCTCTTTCAATGGGGGATGGTAAAGTGTTCAACTATTTGTTGACTTCTTCGATTATAACTATATCAGAAAAAAACCGGACATATCGGACAACTTTACTCTTTCATAAATCTATCGAACGCTTTTCTCACGCTGTCTTCTGTGTTATTGCCTCCTATTTGGTCGGCAACCTTATTCCAAGATTGATTTTCTAAAAATCTAAGGTTAATTATTCTTCTAATTCTGCTATCTTTTATATTTGCAATAAACTCTTCTACTTCATTTGTTTTTTCAAGAAGTTCGTTTTCCAAAATTTCGAGGGTGGTTTTTCTGGAATATAACAAGGTTTTTTTGTGCCTATATTCTGGCAATGGTATTCCTTCTATTTTAAAATGTTGGTTTCCACCATTTCCGCCAGAAACGCTATCAATAACCGTTCCTTCCTGTTCAATTTTTTCTATGTATTTTTCAAGCTTTTCAATTTTATTCCTTACTTCTTTTACTTCTTCTCTTAAATCTAAGTATTGATTTAAAATATCTTTGTTTACCATATCAATACCTCATAAACGGATTCACTGCTGCTTCTACTTTTGCTACATTCCTTCCATTTGTCACTCTAAGCGCAAAGTTTGAAAATACATCCGGCACATCATCCAACTGCTTTTTACCGGATACTGAATATCTCTTAAGAAGAGACATCATTACTCCGTATGGCTCATTCGGCTTATATGATGATGGGTCTTTAAATATAACGTGCTGCAATATCCAGTTTGAGCACTGAAAAATCCTTGCTTCCTTATTTGTCTCCGTCGGTGTATCTGTGATATTGCATATCCATCCTTTGGCTTCCACTCGCTTGTTTACTTCCATTGCGACACGGTCCCCTCCGGCATTTCTCTCAAATTCACATTCCTGAACTTTGTTGTTTGTCAAAACATTTGCTGCATTTTCATACTGAACCTCATAATCTGCCGTGTTATCGCAAACACAATCCACGCAGTAGTAATCTTCTCCGTATTTTTGCAATACAGGCAGAACAAAATAGTCTGTTCCCTTTCCCTTTGTATCGCACTGGCCGGTTACAATCTCCGGCTCTCCATGCGGCAAATTAAGATACCGACGTATTTTATCTTCCGGAAACAGCAATCCCTCACGCTCAATCGGTTCCTGTTTGTAAAGGCATCTATATGATATGTCGTCCATCAATAATTGCTGGTCTTCAAAAAATTCTTTTGTAAAACCGGAGAACTCATATTCAAAGTTGCTTTCTCCTGTAACTGGGTCTACATCCGGTACCGCAATAACCTTTACTCTCGGATTACCCTCGTACATATTTTGTATGCGCCCTATGACGTCGTGTACGCTCCATCTTGTGGCAATATGTATTTCCTTGCAGTTCTTACCGTCCGTGTCCTGTATCTTTCTCTGTCTGGCATCTACAGCGTATTTATCCCACAATTTATCAAGGATAATGGGATTCATTGCTTCTTCAATACCGCCGATCATATCGTCAACCAGTAAAAACTTAGAAGCCCTTACTTTACCGGCATTCTTACTACCAACAGACGTACATTGTACGGATGGAAACGATTTGTACTTCCCGACATTAAACTGCTCCATTTTCGCATTTGTGCTTGTCACGGAAAGATTTGGGAAAATTTCATTCCATGTATATTCTTCTTCGTTTGTAACGATATCGTACACACCGTCATAGTACATTCTGGTAATATCACCGCTGTGTGAATAAAAGAGGCTGAAATCTCTCGGAAACCATCCGGCAACAAGAGCGTGAAACATTTTTTCAACCGTTGTTTTTCCTGCACCCGGGACAAGTGATACGCACAGGATGTCATATCTATCATCAATCATGCCTTGCAGCGCATCTATGAGTCCGATTTTTAAGAATTGCTTTCTTCTTGGCATGTAAAACCGCTCTTTAGGCTCTCTCTTCTTCTCCAAATACTGGAAAGCACTATCCACAACTTTGTTTTGCGCTTCTAAAAGCAAAATTCCGTAGTATTTGTCCAGAATTTCATAAGATACCTTGTTTTGGAATGAATATTTCTCTAAATCCCATGGTGTGCCACCTGTAGATTGAAATATAAACTGCTCCGTCAGTTCTTTCGCTCTGGCAGAAACCTTTAATCCATACTCAACATCCTTTTCCGTCAGAATGGCTACCCTTGCCGCTTCTTCCATGGCATCTATTACCTGTTCATCAACGCCATGCACCTGTATGTAATTTTCATATCCATTTACTGTGGAAATTAGGCTTGAACTTGCCAAAAGAAAAGCACCTCCGCAAAAGCAGAAGTGCCTTGACCTCTGCCTATAACTGTTTTAGGGTAGCGACTAACTCCATTTGTTAGCCGGTAATATTATTTTATTTTCTTATTATTGGTTCTTGCTGATATTGACAAGTCCACTCTGAAATATCGTTGTTGTCGATATTTTGTTTTGCTTTTTCTATTTTCTTTGAGAATTTACAATGCCACAACGCATAATTAAGCCTTGATTGCGAATAGTAAATGCAACATCTGTCTTTCAAATACTTTTTCATCTTCGGATAGTAAAACCACGATTTTATAAAATCAATAATCATTTCCATTCTCACACAACACCTTCCTGCTTGCTTATCGTCAGCTTCTCTTATTTCATCCATAAATTTCTCCTTATCTACGCATAAAACCTTTTCAGCCACTTCGACACATTCTTTTCTCTTTTCGTCATTAGTGCATTCTCTGTCTGTGTTATATCGGCAAAAGGTCAGGTTGCATTTTTTATTATTAGGTTCGATAGGCTCTTGTTTATAAAAACATTCATAAAGTTTTTGCCTGTCTGCCTCGTTATTTGCCACAATAACAAGTTCATCTTCTAAATTGGAACAATCTATAGGCTCGCCGTTTCTACCGCCTATTTCGCGCGATTGTGCTTCTCTAAGTGCTTCACGCTCTATTGATTCAATTACTTCTGCCATGCTCATTCTTCAATACTCCTATCAAATCATGCATTTGAATCAGTAGTTTTTAAATATTCAACGAACTGTGCCCAAGCCTGTTCGCATGTTAAATCGCCAACAGGATTTTGAACATAGTATTCTTGGAAATATTCCCTGGCCTTTTCTTTTTCATCTTCGGAATATGAATCCCATTTAGAAACTCCAGATTTCTTTTTGAAAAATTCACATTCATGTTCACTGTCAGCAAATCCAGCACCAGGAATCCATTTTCCCGGATGGTTGCACATTTCAGCCATCCCTACAACTTCGTTTCTATCAAATCCAAGGTAAGCACAATCATAACACGTCATTCTTCCTCCAACTTTCTGCCGCACATCGGACAAAATTCAATTTCCATTGCTATCGCTACGTTCATTCCATTGCTACAACATTTAGCATACTGTGGACATTTATCAATATGGCATTGAATAACATTTATATAGCCCAATTTTTTGATTTTAAATTCTCCATATGCAGTTTTATATGATTCTTTCCCATTACAAAAATCACACATTTTCAACACCTATCCCTGCATCTGTGATAAATAACTTTTCCTCTTACATTCGCTTCATATGCTCTTCCAAGTGACCGAACAAACAGATATTTCTTTTTCTCACAATCCATATAATCCAAGGAATTCATATATGGCTCCAATTCGTTTGAAAGCTGTTCCACAAAATCCTTGATATGCTTGAATGCCTTAATTGCCTGTTCTTGTATAAACAAAACTATTGCTTTCCATGTATCAATTACTTTTACGGCATACTCAAGAATCATTTCTCCTAATTTTCGATACCATAATTTGAACTCGACAACCATATATCCTTGCAATTCAATAACTTTTTTCTGATCTTCTGACACATTAAGATCCATACTCACACCTCAACACCATCGCATTTTTCATAAGAACCAAGACCTTTAATGTAATGGCTTCTCGTATCTTCAAAGTTTCTGCAATCTACGACTTTCCCCTCGTCAATACACTCTTGTAAGTATTCGCATTTATCGCATTTCGTATCTTTCTCTATTCGTGGTGCAGTAGCTACTTTTTGCTTTTTCCCGAACATTCTCTTAAATTTTTTTAAAAATCTCATGCTTCCACCTCATTTTCATGTGAATTATTCAATAATTTCGTATATTTCTCCTTCACATTCCTTTGGAGCCATCGTTCCCCATCCATTCTTTTTTTTTAACTCATAATGATTTTCATGCTCTGTAACTTCAAGCACATCGCCTTTATTAATCACCATCTTATATCCATGTTTTTTGTCATTTATTTCTACATCCTCTAAAAATCTTGCTTTCATACTTACACCTCATTTTTGCATAAAAAAATACCAACCATCGAATATTGACGGTTGGTACGATATTTATTGAATCTTATCCAAAATATCTTGAAGTGGAGTATTTTCATTTACCCCATATTGGTTTTTCCATACTTCCATATTCTTTTTTAATTCTTCAAATCCATCTTTGGAGCTTTTCAAAAAATCAAAGTTTGTTTTCTCGGCAAGCAAACTTTCCGTATACAATGTAGAATATAACTCTCCCAATGTATCATATACCCCAAGACTAACAGAAGCTTCAAGTAATTTCTTAATATCTGGCATTTGCATTCCCCTTTCATTTGTGATAGAGGAATTATACCACTATAACCGCCAACATTCAATTTTCAAAGTTCAAATAGCGACTCTATTGAGAATCGAACTCAAATCTTCCGATAGACAGTCGGATGTACTGACCTTTATACTATAGAGCCATATGCGGTTGCTGATTGAATCAGCGTTATTTTTAATTCAACAGGGCAGTGACCGCTTGCTCCTGTCTATCCGGTAGCGAACCGGACGCATGGGGAAGAGAGGAATCGAACCTCCAACGTTTACCACGTGGGAACTGATTTACAGTCAGCCGCAACACCGCCAATCGTTGCCGCTTCCCCAAAACCGCCCTCAGACGGTTAGCAATCATATTTTTCGTGCCATGCGTTGCACTATTCTGTGTGATATCACAGGAAATAGGCTGGTGAGGATTTGCACCTCACATAACAACGACTTTCCACAACGGGTAACACCCTTAACAGGTTCCTTCATTGCCTTGTTGATTCAATGACTTGTTCCTAACCAAAGCGTGGTTGTCTTATGCTTAAGCGTCTACCTTTTCCGCCACAGCCTAATTGTATTTTTGACAGCTCAGGCACCGTGGGATAGGCACCCGAACTATCAATAGGAATCCGCCTGTATTGCTCGTCAGCAAATTACGGGACAACCATCATCCAACACCAAGCGGTCTTCCGCCTTGCCGTACTTCGCGGCAAACGCCACCGGACGGTCTCGCACCGTCCTTAACAGAAACGTCCTAGTGGCGAAAGGATGTGTCATGAAAAACACCAAGAAGGAGAATTTACGGAATGGATCGTTAAACCCATTCCTCCATCGGAACGGCAGGAATTGAACCTGCGACCGCTCGGATATAAGCCGAGTGCTCTGCCAACTGAACTACGTTCCGCTACGGCATATTAAAATGCCGCAATGTAGGATTTTTATCTTGTAAGCAACTCTTACAAGTTGCCAGTAATTTAAAATTTTGTTTAGCTATACTGGATGCTCCGATTTCTCACTCTGGTGCTCTGCGTCGCTATCCAGATTGAGTAAATCTCCGGTGCTGTCCGGTTCCTTTGATTTTGTTATATGTATTCTTTCCTCTGCACAAATGATAGGCAGCTGAAAGCAAATACCAAATATTGGACTATAAAACATTCTGTTACCTCCACATCAGAAACATGTTCAGCAACAGTAACATCACAAGTACCCATAATGCAATTGCTGTTTCTTTGTCTTTGGATTCTCTGCCAGATACAAATAGTATCAGCATAAAAATAACATCCAGCGTCGATATAATCGTTTTAATAATTACCATGGTTGTTTTCCTCTCACAAGTTTCTTTAGCAGGATTCGAACCTGCGAATACTGGAATCAAAATCCAGTGCCTTACCGCTTGGCGATAGCGCTATATTAACACTACTTTTCCGGCATGTAATAGACCATGTTATCAAATACAGTTATTCCCATACAAGGATCATTCATCTCAACGCATCTGATCGATATGTTTTTAGATACTGCAAACATTTCGGCCACCTGTTGTTTATCCATGTTTGTGCTAATAACTTGAAAAGCCGAAAATGCCTTGTGCATATCAGAGAATACTTCTTTTTCTCTACCTAAATTTGCATACGTCCCAATGGTAAACGTTTTTCCATCAACCATAGCAGTTATCATTCCATGATTTGCTGTGAATACCGCTCGGTCAAAATCAAGCGAAACGTCTTTGCTTTGTGATACTACTCTCATACTTTTCCATCCAATCTCTTTTTTTTTTTGAGGATATTTAAAGGACTTAGTAGTGCTGATTTTCTCAACCTATCAAACCCCCTCCCCCTCCATGCAGAATCATGCTTTGAACATTGATAAATTGTTTGAATTGTTCGTACAATTCTCTGTTTGTGTTCTAACTATTCGTTAAACCTAAGTTTCTTAAACTGTTTAAACGAAAGTATGCGGCTCAAGGTGCTTAAACACTGGGCTTTAAATTGTTTGAATTGTCTATCACGATTTGTCAAATGAAGAAAAGGTGGTTCTTTCTGTGAAGAAAAGTCTAATAGATGGTTCTTTAAAGCGATTTTCAATAATATTTATACAATTTTTGTGAACAAAAGTTGGTTCTTTGAAATTGAATGAAACAACTTTTGTTCACAAAAATATCTTCTGGTTTGAATAATATGTTTAGTACTAATATAATAAAATTTCATCTTCTTTGTTTTTTACAATAATATAAACAGGGTAATTCCAATTATTATACGAAACTGAGGCTGCACTCGTACATGGATATTCACTTGGGTGATTGTCACGAAAACAACTATAGATATGTTTATACCGTGCCAAAGTGAATTCCATTAATATAAAGTTATACAATTCTATGTAATCGTCTATATCTATGCCTAACTGAAAGGAAATTCTTTGTATAAGAAAAATTGCATCAGAGTATTCATTATCTGATAAAAAAATTCTTTTTATATTTCCGTCTAAATCTCTGCGTAATCCATAGTTCAATTGATCAACATAACTTTTGCATTGGAGCTCTTTAATCAAGAAAAAAATTGATAACAACTCTATATTGTGTTCGCCTATTTCATAACGACAATACCTATCTGAAATATGCCAAAAATGTTTTAGAATTACATTATGCTCATATTTGTTTAGAATGTACTGGTTTAGTGCTTCTGACATTACAATTTTATGGGTCGATTCTGCTAAATCACGAACTATAAATAGTCGAGGTGTTTGTTTAGTTTTTCCCGTTAAAATTAAATCCTTTAATACAGTTTTTTGTGTAGTACTAAATTCCGTATATCTGTGAAAACTATTACCTTTTTCTTGATATAAAAGCAGGACATCTACAATATTTATTTTTTTATATTTATTTATTCTTCGCAGGCGTTTACAAATATTGTCCTTTCTCCAAAATTCAAGGATTCCGTCTGACATAGATGGCGCTACAGCAATTTTTTTGTCACATTGCTCACATTGAAAAGCTGTTACGTCTGCAATTCTTTTTCTCTTTAAAATATATGTATTTATGCATGAACATCTATATAGTAATGGTGTTTTCTGATGAATGAAACATTCATCTAAAAAATATAATTGATGTAAGAATGAATGATATCCAGATTTCATACATATAGGACAATACCGTAATCTATTATCAAAAATTCCATCTAAATGTGTAAAGTTTGTAAATAACTCAGCATCAATATGCAAAAAACTGCGTACTTGCTTGATTTTGTATGCCTGTTTCCTATAAATTAGCAATTGGGGACAAAAAATTGTATATGTACTATCTGCACCAATATGAATTATTTTACCTAGTTGCCCAGATTCAAGAACATTAACTGCTCGAAATTTTTCAATACGTCCCCACAATGATTCGTATGGTAAATTCCACTCTTCATTCCAAGTATATCCTGCTTTTCCGTTATCCAATGGGTACATTAAAATACAAACTTTCTGCGGCGACATATCCAGAATTAAAAATAGAATTTCGCCATGCTTCATCTGTTGGAAAATATAGTTTTTTTCCAGTAATGCCATAGTTGTTTAAACAATATTTTATTGTATTAACAAAATACATCATAGGAATCTCTGACGCAGATGGAATACCTATTTCCTTCATTATTTTCAAATATTCGTCCATTAGCGTATCAGCACAGGAAAATAAGCGTTTTCCATCCAAAAACGCATCTGGGAAAAATTCTTTTGCCAAAGAGATCTGCTCTCCCACTATTTCTAATGGTTGGTCATAGTTTGCTAGGCAGATAGACATTTCTTTTGCGGATTGAATGCCATGAAAGTGGCACTCTTCTACCATAAATCTTCCTACAATTTGGTGTTGCTTTGCCAGAATAAGAGCCTGCTTTCGAGCAATCAGTTCTTCTGAACCAACTAAAAAAACATATAAATGGATATTTTTTAAATTTAAGTTGTTATAAATATCCATAAGCCATTTAAAATCTTTTTCTGTAAAGTTATAGGCTTCATCAATGAAAAGAATGATTTTTCGATATTTTGTATTGCAAGCACATGTGAAAAGTGAATTTAATAAGCGCTCTTTAAGCATACTCACGGTTCCTTTATCAAATTCTGGATGTCCTACAACCTTCAACAATTCTGAATAAAAAAATTTGTCTTTAGCTATATGTTCTGTAGCATTTAAGACGTAGATAGGTAATTCTCGTCCATATTTTGCTTTTAAGACAGATGCAATATAAAGAATTGCACGGGTTTTTCCAATTCGCGGACGACCATAAATAATAGAACCTGGTGTCCCATCAGACACCCAGCGAAAAACTTGTTTCTGTAATTCCATGATAGCAGGTGTCGTAATATTAAATTCATTTGAAACAAAATAATTATCTAACGTATCTTGTGATATTATCATTCTAAAGTCCCCATTATATTAGCCCTTGCCGATATGCTTCTTCTAAAGAACCAGCGTTCATTATTGCTTCCATTTCTTCTGAAGTATAATTTTCGCGCTTTTTCCTAATTGCATCTTCTTCAGATATCGTGGTGTATGAATTAGTTAAATAAGGTGAGTCTGGCATAGAAACAATATTTTTAGGAATATCCGAAATAGTTCCATTGAGTTCTTTTCCCTGTTCAGCACGTATGCGAGCTGCTTTAGTTCTTGCTCTGCGTTCATTAGCAGCACGTTCATTTAATTCATTTTCCAACTCTGTTAATGGAGCATAGAAGGGATTGTTTTTCTGTTTATTATAATTTGCGAGTTTCATGGCTTCTTCTCTTGTTTTTAAAGAATGGCTGCGTCTGCCCCACTCGCCTACGGCTGTTAAAATGCCAAGTTCTGTACCATCCTCAAAAAATCCTCTTATAGTACTGATATCATCCGGATTAATGTCAATTATCAGTTTTTGTCCTATAAGTCCCATGGATTGAGACAGAATATCATTTCGATATTCTGTACCTTTATAAGTAATATAAGGTCGTTTACCATTTTTAATACTACCGCGTATTGTTTTTATTTCCGTAATATTTGTAAGTTCATAGACTTTTCTTTTCATTGCAGAATCAGCAATACATGGTTGCATTCCTGCTTCTATAATCCGGCGTTGCATACATTCAAGAGGAGTTTGATTATCCAAAGAAGAATGAGGACTATTATTATATAATGCAATAAAATATTCTGTAAGTTGTGCTATATCATTGTATGTAATTTGGTATGTAACAGAATCTTTTTCTGCATTATTTCTACGTACATCATTTATGTTGCTTCCGGTCGTAGATACAGTTCGATGATAGCCGTTCTCTTCAAGGGTTTTAAATACACGTTCAACAATACCTCTGGTTTCAGGAGTTGCTACAGAACCAAAATTCATTGAACAATATAGCTGTGAGCATAATTTGTCAATGACATTTTGGGCTAAATGGGATTTGGCATTGTCTAACATAATCGTATTTGGCATAGCCCATGCTATGGCAGGAATTGCCAATGACGGGAAACCGTAATTATCTGGATATTTTAATCCTGCAAGAGAAAATTCAATTGGAGTTTTGGGTATAATTGCATTTCGGATAGCACGTAAAACATCTGTTTGATTGTAATTTTCATTAGTGGTAAGACTATATCCTAAAATGGTTCTTGTCGAAACATCAATAACGGCAATTAGCCACATTCTCATTGCCGGCATTCTGACTAACTCGCCATGTTTATTAATGACATCTACTGTGTATAACATGTCTATTTTATGTCCGTCTAGTTGCACTACAGAAAATGGTGCCAGCGGCACAGGACGCATGCTCCTTCCAATGCCAGTAGAGTAGAATTTTTGCCGAACATTCTTATCAGCACGCCGCATAGAATTATTAGCATTTGATAATTCTAAGTTTTTTATATATTTATAAAAAGACCTTCTTGCCCTATCTGATGTATTAAATGGATATTCATAATCTTGAATTCCTACATCTCTACATTTTTCAAGAAATTTATAATATAGGTTACCGATTGTAATATTTTTTTCCAGAATAGTCTTAGAGTTTTTAAAGTAAGTATCAGATATAAACTCCGAAAGAATTGGATGTTTTAGTAATAGTTGAGAAAATGCTCCACGACTTTTAGACTGAGAATTTTTTATCGGTATATCCATTGAATCTTTTAGTTGCTTGTATGGTAGCAACCCAGCATAGCCAAATTGCCTACCTGTTTGTGGATTGATTTTTATACACTTTCCAACAAGCACAGGAACTTTTTGCCTTGCAATATTCGTTAGATTCATAATTCTGTTTAAGGGTATATCATCTATATACATATCAACTGCCTGTTTGCGCTTTATATAGATGTCTTTTTGTTCATCATCCAATAAATCTACATGCACATCTGCCCAATTAGTTCGGTACTCTCTTAATTCTAATATATTATATTTTCGCTCACGCATAATCCTATCTCCGTTTTTTTGTCTAAGGGTCTGTGTAGAATGTCTATTGCAATGCTCCCTTTATAGTACAGTAGTGCTAAATTAGCCATTACACTTTCCTCATTAAATATCGCCTGTTTTTCTATTGCAGATATAGTCTGCGAACCAGTTAGAAGAAACTCGTATAAAGCCTTTTCCTTTTCTGGGATAATCGAAGTAGTTTGGCGAAGAACGAAGGAATATAATATTTCTAGGTTGTTAATATAATATTCGCTTTTGTATAAATCTTTTTCAGTAACCACCCGATAGGCATGATTTTGTTCTTTACACCAATTATTTTGAAAGGCTATTTGTTTTTGCGAACGAAGTGCCGATTCGGTTTTTTCTTCCAATTCGCTTGAATATTTGATTTCTTGAAATTCATAAGTACCATTGGTGAAATATACCCAAAAATCAAATACAGATTGTTGTTTTGAAGCATTGTAATCAGTTATTTTTAGGGGCTGTTCACAAAAATATTCGACATGAGAATCCATTTCTAGAACAATAAAGTTTGCGTGTTCCAACATACTGTATAAATGTACTTGTCTTTGGAGTTTCTTACTGTAGATAATCCAATAATCACTACCATAATGAGTTCCTCTTGGCATACTAATAGGTGTGCTATAAAGATATTTCATTTGAAAAATTCCTTCCTGTGGAATTTACAGAAAAAAGAATTGCATAATATGAGTTAATATGCTATATTAATAATTGATAAATAGGTATACTTAATAAGCGCATTAACAATCTCACTTTCCTAGGGCGTAATTGTTAATGCCTTTTTTCTGTAAATCAATATTATAATTATAATACTATATTTTCCCATAACTGTAAATTACAAAAATATTTATGAACCATATTTAATTCATTATTTTTTTTACATACCATTACGCAGAAAAGAACCACATTTAGGTCACAATTTTATGAACTAAATGTGGTTCTTTCAATAAAAATAACATTAGTTTTTCAGTATTTTATGTACGCATCAAAGAACCAACTTTAGTTCATCTGACA